ACATTCTAACGTATTTCGATATTTTGTAACAAGTAATCGGATAATGATAGATAAATGTTATCATAAGGAGGTAGAAAATGTCGTATTTCGATATTTCTGGAGCAACATTTGATGAAAATTTGCGAAAACTGGAAACTTCTGATCCAGCACACGCAGATGTATTTAATGCTCTTTTAGGACAGCTGATCAATAATGATGTAGCTCTGAAAGAAGCAGTTACAAAATTTGCAGCTTCAAAAAATGAACAAGCATTATTTCTTTTGAACCTGCATAAAGATGGCAAGAAATATGGAGTGCATTTTGATAATTATGATGTAACTCCATCAAGCAATGGAACCCGGCTTTTTGATGCTGTAGGCATGGCAGCTGCACCAAGCACAAATACAGTGAGAGCAGTAAATGATTTTGACGGAAAAGGATGCTTTGCATATCTGGAAGTCAATGGATCGGTTGATGAGAATGGGGAATTTCAAGTTCAGTACATCAAGGACATTGATAATGAGTTTTCTCGGACAAAATACGATACATGGTGTCTGTATTTAACACAGTATGTATATCGTAAATTTGACAGTAATGGCGAGGATACCGTTATTTCTGATACCAGACATTCTGCAGAGTGGCTGCCGGAGGGCGGCGCAATCCGACCAGACGGAACAATCCGGCCATTTGTGGCAATTGCAAAATATATGTCTGGTGACAATGCGGACGGTGTTGCGTCCTCGATTAGTGGCGTATCTCCGAAAAACTACAGCTTCCAGAGTTCCCTCACAAAGTTCAGGGCGAAAGGCACGCAGTATTGTGCTGAAACCTCACAGGACTCCGAGAGAATGACAAGACTTATGGAGATTGCCTTTGCAACTCGAAATAGCCAGTCGGTGATGGCAGGATGTAACTGGTGGTGGACACAGACACCTGCCACAGTACAGGAGAATGATGTGGAACGTATCATTATATCCAAAAGTGCTGCTAAAGAACTTGTCGTTGGAGGAACTGTTTCCATTGGAAATGCTTCTTCGTTAACAAGCGATAGTAAACCAGAAACAGATAGAGGAAATACTGGCCTCAACGCAAAGGCCAATAGGGTACGAATCACCAAAATCGAAGACTATGACGATAATAGTTCGGCTGTCTATGTGGATAATGGAGGGCAGAAGTTTTCAACAGCATCAACTACGGTTTCGGGAGTGACGTGCCCGACAATGTTATCTACAATGCCTTGGAATACTGGTGGTTGCGATGGCGTGCTTGGTTCCTGCGGATCACCGACAAGTAACGCCAGTGGAAAAGAACCATATATTTTGTTTGGTGTGGAGATGTCTTCTGGTTTTTGGGAACCAAAGGGTAACACAGTTATGAAGATTGAGAACCATGTTATGCGTCCGTATATCTGCTACGACTGTACAAAAATAACGACAGCTGGCGCAACAACAGAGGACTGGATTGCTCTCGGCTATGTGATTCCGGACAATAAAGGAAGCTGGAAATATATTAGCAAGCTTGGGTATTCAGTTGATGATCCAGAGGTTAGATATCCAGTAGAAGTAAATGCTTCTTCAAGTAATGGTTACGCTGACGGGTGCTATACAGAGGACCTCGAAAAGGCTGGCGACGGCCAGCGAGAGGTTCTTGGCTCCGGCTACCTGGGCGTCGGTGCGGTTGGCGGCCGCCGGTGTGCGTACCTGAGCGATGGGCTCGGTAACGGCTGGTGGGGCGACGCCGCTCGTCTTTCTGCCTGTGGGCGTTGCGGACGCAGAGCGGCTGCATAAGCCTGGGGGTGAATTGCGACAGCAAGAGGGGATCTCCCCGTTATTGTTTCCCGGCGTAGCCGGGTGAATAGATTTTAAAATTTAGGACTTACAGCACAGTGGCTTCCGTTCTTGGCTCCGGCAACCTGAACAACGGTACGATTGACGGCCGCCGGAATGCGAACCTGAACAATGGGCTCGGTAACAACTGGTGGAACTACGCCGCTCGAATTTCTGCATAATATCGATGTGCTGTATTTCGTTTCCTCAGAGGAAACCCCGAAAGGGCTTGGGCGGAATGCCCGAAATAGACAAACCAGCATGTGACCGACATTTATGTCGGTCACACCCTGTGGCGGTAGTGGACACAGGAGGGGACTAGTAGTAAAACCGAAAGTCCTTGAAGCAGAAAGAAAGGAAAAATGAAAACATATTGTAAAGGCCTGGTTGTATCTGATACAGCCAAAATAGAAAATAGCATTGATGATTATTTCCATAATAAATACAAAAAGAATAGCACTGTACGCTTCATCTCTGGTTATGCATCGCAGAGCAGAGAATATGTAAGGGAAAACTTTAAACCTGGAAGTTCTTTTTGGAAAGAGACACTTCACTTGTTAAGTGAGGAAATGGCAGCTAATATTGCGGAAAGAACCATGAAGGAACATATTCTTATGTGGTGTCAAACCGCACCGGCAATCCGTTATACGAAGATTACTGACAAGGGAAGCGGCAAAATTCGAGATCTCGGATTAGAAACGGTACTTTTCCGATTGTATGAGGCAGTTGCAGGAGATGCTGCAAAACCTTTGTGGAAAGCAAAATTTGGAACCTATCAAGTAGCATCTATAAAAGGGAGAGGCCAAAGTTATGGAAAGAAAGCAGTAAAGAAATGGCTTTCTTCTGATGCAGATGGAACAAAATATATGACTCAATGCGATATAAGACGGTGTTATCCTTCGATTTCTCATGAAAAGTTGAGGGGATACCTGAAACGGGATCTACATAAATCACACGAACTTTTGTATATGTTTATGACTTTTATAGAACTGTACGAAGAGTTCCCGAATCCGGAATCCAAAGACACTATGCGAGGAATTCTCATAGGATCTCCTGTTAGCAAGGATCTCTGCAATTATTTTCTTTCCTATGCATATCATTATGCAAGTGAAAAACTGGTAAAAATCTCTACCCGCAGAGGGAAGGCACGAGAAAAAAAGACTTATATCACACGTTATATTTTATGCGGATGATATTGTATTGTTTTCCGGGAATAAGAAAGACGTCCATATGGCACAAAGAATGCTCATAGAATATATGAATAAGATTCTTGATCTGGATATAAAGCCTGATTGGAAAATGACAAAGGCTATGTATGAAGACAGGAATGGAAAAGCCAGAGGCTCTCTTTTGGACTATATGGGATTTCGATTTCATGGAGGAAATACAGTCTCAAAAGGATACCTGGGAAAACAGGTAAAGCATAGAAAAACGTGGGTCACAATAAGAAAACGTATATTTTTGGCTGCTCGCCGCAAAAGAAAGATATTTTCCGATAAACTGCGTAAGAAAATTCAAGTAAAAATGAAATTTGTACAGAGCGTGGTTTCTCAATTCGGATGGTTCAAAAGTACGAATATGGCTCATTACCGGAAAAAGAATCGGGTTGATCAACTTATAAAAATAGCTCGAAAAATAGTCAGCGATTATGCCAAGGGAAAAGAATATAGCACTGAAAAGTATTATAAAATGTGGAGGAAAAATTATGCATAAAACGAATTGTCCTGTATCACAGGGAAAAATCACTTATGCTACTTTACCCGATGGGACTGCAGATGTATGGATCCGCAAAAACGAAACTCAGCTTCCAGAAAGCGAGGAAGGCCCACAGGGAGTGGAAGCAGATGAAATCTATTTTAAGGTTACAGTGGACACTGTAACAAAAGAAGAAATATCTGCAGACATTGACTTCTGGTTCGACCAGTTAAAAGAGAAGGAGGAAGGTCTGAACGCAGATTATCTTTCTATTGAAACTTATCGTGCAAATAAGAAGAAAGAGATTTCGCAGATTTGCCAGAGTACAGTATTTGCAGGCGTGGACATTTCTATTTCTTCAGGAACAGAACATTTCAGCTTAAAAGATGAAGACCAGCTGAATTTATTTGGAAAACAGGCACAGCTTGCAGCAGGCAGTGAAAAACTGGAATACCACGAGGACGGAAATCCTTGCCGTTATTATTCTGCCGAAGACATGCAGAAAATTATTAATGGTGCAATGAAGTTCAAAAGCTATCACACAACCTATGGGAATTCACTGAACATGTGGATTAAAGGGTGCGCGAAAGCTTCGGAAATCGCCAAGATTGAATACGGAGCGCCGATCCCGGAAGAATATCAGTCAGAAGTTTTAAAGGACTATCTGGCCGAAATGGCAGCCGACAAGGAGGTTAAATGAATGCTCTGAAGACCATAGGCAGAAACGCTGTGCTTTTCGCTATAGGAGGTACGATTTACTACATGATCGAACTGATATGGCGAGGGTACAGCTCACTGCCTATGGTACTGGTTGGAGGGCTTTGCTTCTTGTTTTGTGGTTCGATAAATGAATTTCTAGGATGGGATATGCTCATATGGAAACAGATGTTTATCTGTGCTGTCGGGATAACTGCAATTGAGTTCCTTTCCGGATACATTTTGAATATTGTATTGGGGCTTGGAATATGGGATTACAGCAATATGCCTTTTAATATAATTGGACAGATATGTCTTCCTTTTACTGTGGCATGGTATATCCTATCTCTATTAGCTATTGTATTGGATGATCATCTGAGGTATTGGATATTTGGTGAAGAAAAACCAAGATACAAGTGGAGGTAACGACGATGGATGAAAACCAGGTTTTAGAACTTGTGGAATTCTATGAAGATATGATTGAAAAGCAGGATGAAATCATAGTGAGGCAGAGCAGGTTCATCAAGAGCCTGGCAACCGAACTTTCTCATTTGCGAAATATGCTGAATGTAGAAGCGAGCGAAGATGAAAGACTTGACGCAGGGATTATTGAAGAAGTAAAGGAAGAGTATGTAAGCATGAGGGAACCGTAGAGGTTCCCTTTTTTCATGGAGGTAAGGTATGGTGCATGCGAGAGATAGACCTTTTAGGCGCAACACATTGGCATCTATTAATAGCGAAAGGAGGTTCTTATGCGAAAACTGGTGGATTGGTTAATCGGAGGTAATCTGGATCGGCTCTTAAAAGCACTCGGAGGGGAAGAGTAATGCTCGAAACATTTTGTCTATCTGTGCTTGGCAGCGGAGGTGTTGCCGGCATTTTTTTTGCTCTGATTCGTCACTATATTGAGCGAAGGCTCATGGAAGTGGAGGCACGAGAGCAGGAACGCATTAAGTATAAAATTGAACAGAGAAAAGCGGATGAAGAAATTACACATGCTACGGGGCGCGTGCTCTTTTGGCTGCATCATGCAATTGTAAAAGGAGAGCATAATGGCGAGCTCGAAGAAGCATTTGAAAATCTTCAGCGTGCAGAAGCACACAAAAAAGAAATGGACAGAGAAGTTCTGGCCAAATACAGCATTGATTAGGAGGAATTACTTATGGAATTACTTAACTTTTTAAAACAGATTCCGTTCCCGGTATTACTGGTTGCGGTGTTAATTTTGCTTGTAGTGACTTTGGTTATTGCGTTTCAGTATGCCAAGCATAAAGGATTGGAAGGCATCCGTGAACAGGTATACCAGCTGATCCTGAAAGCGGAACATATGTATAAAGAATCAGGAACGGGACAGCAGAAATTGAAATGGGTTGTTCAGCAGGCGAGAGGATTACTGCCAAAGTGGCTGCAGGTTATTATGTCGGAAGATGCGCTGCTTAAGATAATTGATGTGTGGTTTTGCGGCGTGAAAGATCTTTTAGACGATGGAAAAATTAATGGTTCACAGAAGGAAGGGGCTTAAGCCCTTTCCTTTTTTAGGGGGATATTATGAAAACGAATATAATGGGAACTGCAGTTGCTACGGTCCAGCAGATGCAGTCATATATACAGAAAGTTAATCCGGCAGTACCTAAATCCGTAATCGATATGGTTGAATATTATATATCAGAAGGAAAAACGGAAGGAGTAAGGGGAGATATCGCCTTTGCGCAAAGTTGCCTCGAAACAGGTAATTTCACATTCAATGGTTCTGCCGTAACATTGGACCAGAACAATTTTGCCGGAATCGGCGTTACAAAAAATGGCATGAAAGGGAATTCGTTCTCTCATCCATGGATCGGCATCCGGGCACAGATCCAGCATCTTAAAGCATATGCATCTAACGAAAAACTGTACGGTGTATGCGTGGATCCTCGTTTCTGTTATGTGAAAAGAGGAATAGCCCCATATGTTGAATGGCTTGGAATACAGGAAAATCCACAGGGCGGAGGCTGGGCCGCAGGGAAGAATTATGGATCAAAGATATTGGAAATTCTGGCGAAGATAATCACGATGCCAGAAGCGAATAAGGAGGATGTTACAATGAATCTCAACACAAGTTTAATCAGCAATAACAACAGCTATGCAAATCAGGTGCCTAAATACATCGTTATCCATAATACAGATAACTTTGCAAAAGGAGCAAACGCAAAGGCACATGCCAAGGCTCAGCATGACGGGAACTTCTCCGGCTACTCTGCTCATGTATACGTTGATGATACCGAGGCTTATCAGGCAACTCCATTCGACAGAGGCGCTTGGCATGTCGGCGTTAACTACGGAGGTGGTCTTTTCGGAATTTGCAACAACCACAATTCCATTGGCATTGAGATGTGTGTGCAGGCAGGGTATAATTACGAAAAAGCGTTCCAGAACACTGTTGAGATCTGCAAGATGCTGATGAAGAAGTTTGGAATTGACGCAAATCATGTGGTATCCCACTATGATGTGTGTGCGAAGAATTGCCCTTCTGCAATCCGGGCAAAAGGTGACTGGAACCGTTTCAAGCAGCTGATCGGTGCAAAGACGGCAACTACAACTGTAGATAAATATTACAGAATCCGGAAAACCTGGGGAGACAGTAAGAGCCAGCTTGGGGCATACAAGAATCTTGAGAATGCTAAAAAAGACTGGAAAGAAGGCTACACCATCTATGATTGGAATGGAAAAGCTGTATATCCGGAACAGAAAAAAGATACCTCATCACGCAAAGAGAAAGCTGACTTAACAGTAAAACTGGATATTCAGCTTCCTGTATTACAGTCTGGAACTGAGGGCGTAGCGGTGCGATGCTTACAGTCCATTCTTGGAGTTTCTGTTGACGGAGATTTTGGAAAAAATACAAAGTCAGCACTTAAAACATTTCAGCGGAATGTTGGTATTGATGATGATGGTTGCTGTGGTCAGAATACATGGAAAAAGATAGCTGACCACATGAATGCAAATACATTCAAATAATAACAAAATAGGTGCTTTTTATAATATGTTTGCTTCAAAATTTGCCTTACAGGGTATAAAATATATCACGCAGTTTATAACAGTATTTGATATAATCTAACAAAAGTCCTTCCG